GAACTACACCTACACACGTGGTACAGCCTACTGGATGGGCTTAATAGTCCAGAAGAGTACATGAAGCGCGCCAAGGAACTTGGCATGACGCATCTAGCATGTACCGACCACGGAAATAATTCCGTCCACCGTCAGTTCCAGAAGGCAGCCAACGCTGCCGGTATTGTACCGATTCTCGGACAGGAAATGTATATCTCCGCTACCGGCCGTCACGACAGAACGCCGGTAAAGAAGAGGGACGACAACACACAAGCCTATAACCACCTAATCGTCCTAAGTCAGAACGAGACAGGTCTAAATAACCTAAACAGACTCTCAGAGATTGCGTGGCAGGAAGGATTCTACTCCAAGCCTCGTATTGACATGGAGGTTCTAGAGGAACATAACGAGGGCTTGATTATTCTTTCTGGCTGCCTGAACGGTTTAATTGCCAAGGCAATTACCAACGGTGACATGGAGTTGGCCCATTCTTATACCGGTCAGTTCAAGCGAATCTTTGGTGACCGCTTCTTTATGGAGATTCAGTCCCACAATGGTCGTGAGGTCAACGAGGGCCTGCTGCACTTGGCAGACACCTACAAGGTGGCTCCGGTGGTCACGTCTGACTGCCACTACGCACGTGAAGAGGATTTGTGGCTGGAAGAGGCCATGCTAATTCTTTCCACCAACCCCAAGGCAAACAAGGAGTTTGACTTCTCGCGTTCTCAGAAGATGGAAATGCTGGAGAGGTTCAACTACGCATACCCCGACAGGACCATGAGTTTTGAGCAGTTCGGATTGTTTCTGCATAGTGCTGAAGAGCACATGAAGTCGAAGCACTGGATTGACTACATGAAGCCTGAGCGAATTGAGCAGGCGATTAGCAATTCTATGGTAGTCGCCGGTATGATTGGGGATTACCCTTATCATGAGAGCCTAGACCTACTTCCTAAGCCGAAGAACGTCAACCCTGATGAATTGCTAGAGAAGAAGGCCTGGGCTGGCTTGAAGAAGAAGGGCCTGGACACCAAGACCGAATACGTAGACAGACTACGTGAAGAGTTGGATATCATTAAGGCCAAGAACTTCTCCACCTACTTCCTGATTGAGGCCAACGCGGTAACCTGGGCGAAGAATCAGGATATTCTGGTAGGGCCGGGTAGAGGTTCGGGCGCAGGCTCACTGCTCAACTACGCACTAGGCATCACCAATGTTGACCCTATTGAGCATAACCTCCTGTTCTTCCGATTCATTAATCCAGAGCGTAATGACTTTCCCGACATTGACACTGATGTTGAGGACCAGCGTCGCTCTGAGGTTAAAGACTACATGAGGCGACAGTTCAAGAATGTAGCCTCTATTGCTACCTTTGGTACCTTCCAGGGCAAGAACTCTGTGCGTGACGCTGCCCGAGTCTTCATGGTACCGCTGGGTGACGTGAACAAGGCCCTAAAGGGTGCGGACTGGCCTTCCAATATGGATTGGTTCCAGCAGTGGGAAGCCACCGACAAGGGCAGGGAATTTAAGAAGAAGTACCCAGAGGTAGTTAATCTAGCCAAGTTCATGTATGGCAGGATTAGAACCCAAGGAATGCACGCTGGTGGTCTGGTGGTTGCCAATCAGCCGATTAGTAACTTTGCACCCATGCAGACAGCCAAGGATGCCTCCGACCCTGCCGGTAACAGGATTCCGCTGGTCGCGGTAGACATGGAAGTCGCTGCCGAGATTGGTCTAATCAAGTATGACTTCCTAGGCCTGAAGGCACTGACGATTATCTCTGATACTCTAAAGAGTATTAAGGAGAGGCACGGTAAGGATATTGACCTTGATTCCCTACCGCTCGATGACCGTAAGGTTTACAAGAGCCTGTCCGAGGGGTACACCAAGGGTGTATTCCAGGCAGAAGCAGTGCCCTACACCAACCTGCTAATCAAGATGGGTGGAGTGAGCAACTTCAATGACCTCGTTGCATCTAATGCTTTGGTCCGTCCCGGTGCGGCTAACTCTTCTGCTGGTGCTGCCTATATTGCCCGCAACAAGGGTGAGGAGATGGTTCAGTATCACCACCCCGATATGGTGGAATTCACCCGTGACACCTACGGGGTTGTGATTTATCAGGAGCAGGTCATGTTGGCTATGACCGAACTGGCCGGTATGAAGATGAGTGATGCCGACAAGGTACGTAAGATTATCGGTAAGAAGAAGGACGTATCCGAGTTTGAAGCATATAAGGATATGTTCATCGACGGTGCCAGCCAGAAGATTAAGAAGCAGTTGGCTGAAAGACTGTGGCATGACTTTGAGGCTCACGCTGGTTATTCGTTCAACAAGTCTCACGCCGTTGCATACTCGATGCTGACTTACTGGACGGCATGGCTGAAGGAGCACTATCCGCTAGAGTTTATGACTGCGGTCTTGAAGAACGAGGACGACAAGGACTCACGTCTTGATTATCTGATTGAGGCAAAGCGAATGGGTCTGCGTGTCATGCTGCCGCATGTGAACGCGAGCGGTATTGATTTTGAGATTCAAACGGACTCCAATGGTGACTTCATTCGATTCGGTCTAGCAGACATTAAGTACATCAGTGGCAAGATTGGAAATAGACTCTTGGATGCAAGGCCGTTCGCCAACTACCAAGAACTATATGACACGGTATTCACCAAGGGAAGTGGCCTAACGTCTAGGACGCTGCAGGCGCTCAATGCTATTGGTGGAGCAGCATTTCCTGACAATCCCAGGACCGGCAATGAGCGAGACAACTTCTATGAGTACCTAAGCATTCCGGCCTTTGAGTCTAAGGACTTGCCTCCGGTGATGAAGGCTCAGTTCAGGCCTCTGGACGAGTTCTCTGAGGATGAAACATTTGTCAGCATGGGAATGGTCCGTGGAATTAAAACAGGCCCAGGCTGGGCGCGGGTAGAGATTGTAGACGAATCCGGTAGTTGTGGTGTCTTTACCGGTGAGCACACTCCAATTGAATCCGGTAAGATGTATGTGTTCTTGATTGCAAACAATCGTATCTCACGCTACATCACTGTGAATGACGTGGTTAAGGATGATGGCGACGATGAGTTTGTTCACTTCTTAGGCACAATGTCCTTCCCAGATGTTCCCGAAGGAATGTTGCGCGTGGTATCATTTAACACGCGTACCACCAAGGCCGGGAAGAGAATGGCCGATGTGGTGCTTTGTGATGAGCACAAGAATTTGCAGGCTGCGATGGTATTCCCTCAGGCATTTATGAAGTGCTATACCAAAATGAAGGAAGGCTCCGTAGTGGATGCGGTTTTAAAGGTGACACAGGATGGCGCTGTGTTCGTAGAGAATGTTCTTTAAGTGAGGAAAGTATGACTTTAGATGCAGAGGGCAACGAGACTGCTCCGATTGACCTAGAGAATGAGTTGAACAAGACACAGATTATTCTTGCCTATGTTCTACAAGAGGTCGGAGACGTAGTAATTCCAATGGGCAAGAGCCTAACCGATGGTGTCGCTATTGCAGTTGATGAGGATGCCGAGGCTAAGACCCTGACGGTAAGGCTGGTAACCGAGTGACTGAGGAACTACAGGAAGCATATTCTCGGGTAGATGACATGGTAGGACGCATGGTGTCCACGCTAATGAATAACTCATATAACCGAGTCCGTGAGTTCATGGAGACGTTCGGCCACCCGGTATATGATGAGCCACAGTTGATTAATGACCCCAGTTGGGAAATGATGCGCCTTGAACTAATTCGTGAAGAGTTTTGCGAGTTGCTGGATGCACTTGGTTACGAGGACTCTGCTGAGGAAATCAGGCGGGTATACATCAACACTGACGTTGACTACAGCGAGAAGCGTGACCTTGTAAGTGCAGCAGATGCACTGGGTGACCTAGAGTACGTGACAAATGGAATGGCCGTGGGCATGGGCATTAATCTACCCGCCGTTGTGAAGGAGATTCACCGCTCCAACATGACCAAGTTGGGTCCGGACGGTAAGCCGATTTACCGTGAAGATGGAAAGGTTTTGAAGGGTGAGGGCTACGAGCCGCCCGACCTGAGGACAGTTCTAGGACTGTAATGGGGCACTGGCAGGGCTTCCTGAGAGGGGGCGGCAGACTTGTGCTGCCGTCCCTATCCTGCTAAAATTAATTAGGAGATTAACACACAAATAATGACAAGTATTGAAGAAGTTCTAGCAAGGCTAGACAAGGATACATTGAAGCAGTTCCGCATGGCGAATGAGGTTAAGCGAGAGTTTATCGAAACGCCGAGTACGGGATTGAATATGCTTCTGGGTGGAGGCTTTTCCCGAGGCCACCAGACAACCCTATGGGGAAACGAGTCTGCCGGTAAGTCAACTTTCCTGTTGGAAATGATTGGGCGTAACCAGCAGAAGGGTTTGTCCGCAGGGTATATAGACACCGAAAAGACATTGGACCCGATTTGGGCTTCTCGTCTGGGTGTAGACACTAGCAAGTTGGCGCTTGCTCATAAGTCAAACATCAGTGAGTGCACCGACCTTGTGTTGAAGTGGGTCAACGGCGGTATGGATATTGTAGTCGTGGACTCAATGTCTAACCTGATGCCTAAGTCCTTCTTTGACAAGGACGGCACCATGAAGGATTTCGAAAAGACTGGACAGATTGGGCAGCAGGCCCGTGAGTTGGGCCAGATGTGTCGAATGATTCAGGGGGCGAATTTTGAAACTGCCGTTATCTTTATCTCTCAGGTTCGCATGGACCTGAGTGGTTTTATTCCGAGCCAGAAGCCAAGCGGCGGCATGGAGGTAGGACACCTAGACTCTCTACGTGTTAAGTTGTCTTCTTCCAAGTCAGAGTCAAAGGCTATTAAGGGGGAAGTCCAGCGCGGAGACATTCTGATTGAAGAGTCTATTGGCCGTGTGGTCAATTGGCAGATTAGCAAGAACAAGGTAAACGGGCGGTACGGAGTAGGAGAATTCGACCTAATCACTCAAGGTGAAAGAGTCGGTCTCGACCATGGCGCAGAGTTGCGTGACTATGGAGTGCTGTACGGCATCATTGAAAAGGTCGGCAACTCCCGATTCGTTATTAACGGTGAGAGCATTCACGGCAAGGCGAATGCCGCAGCCTACATTGCAGAGAACGAGGCAATCGCTGAGTTCCTGGCAGGCGAGATTGAGCGCAAGTTGACCGTCTTCACCGACCCGGTAGCAGAAGAGGAGGAGTCTGCGTAATGTCTTTCTTTGATGCGCTGGGGCCAACCAAGAAAAAGCAGGACTCCGTATTTGAGGTAATCGAGGGCAGGTTTACCTGTCAGCGTGACGATTGCTGGGAAGCCGCGCACGAAGCAAAGTATTTTGAAGATGTTCTGTTGTTGACATGGAAGTGTCCAGCCGAGCATATCTCAAAGATTACGGACTATGAAATCTGATGGCAGATAAAAACACTGAACTGAACGAAATTAAAAGAGATGGGGCAACTCCCCAACCAAATTCTGGTAGGGGCAAGCACGCCAAGGGAGACGCCATTCTGGAGCCATTCCTAGTGGACTACAAGGAGTACGATGAGTCATTTAGCGTATCTCGTAAGAACTGGGCAAAGTTGCAGCGTGACGCCTTCGACGCCGGTAGGCGAGAGCCAGCATTCAAGTTAGTCTTGGGTGAAGAGGGCACCAAGGACAAGTTGCGGGTATGGGTTATCTCAGACGCCATGTTCCATCAGTTGCTAGAAACCCACCACATTTACGAGGATTTGAGTAATTCATAATGAAACAACATGATACAATAGAAGATAATCCGCTAATTCAGACTAGCAACCTGCGTTCGGAATGGGTCAGGGAAGCAACTGGCTTCATGAACGATGAGGATTTCGGTAAGGTTCTTGACCTTACCACCAAAATTATTGCCGGTGAGATTCCTCAGCCTGCAAAGATTGCGGCAGTGTGTGCGAGACTAGAGGCCTATGCCATCAAGTTCCGTATGCAGTACTCCGCATACATGTCATACAAGAAGGGGACGGCAGACGCCAACATGCGAAAGAACCATTACAAGGAATTGTACACTGGGATTGACCGCTTGGTGGATAGTCTAAAGTACGTGGTACGTTAATGGGTGAACTAGTAAAGAACAGCGACTATGCTCTGGGCCTGACCCAGTTGTCGAAGGGTTTTGGGGCGGACGAGTTTGACGAGGCTATTTCCAATGCCGTTAAGGCCAACTCCCGACAGAACAAGTGGACCAAGAAGAAGTCCTTTGCTCCATCGGGAATAGGCTATGGGAGCGGCACATGCCCTCGCTACTGGTATTATGCCTTCAATGGTGCTGAGTTTGTCTACGATACCCCGGCGCAGGCCATTCAGAACATGGACGCCGGTACCGATGCGGGTAGGCGACTGGCTAAGATGCTAGACAATGCCGGATTGCTCGTAGCAGATGAAGTAGAATGTGTTCATGAAGACCCGCCCATTTTTGGATACATCGACGCGGTAGTTAATTGGAAGGGCGAGGAAATCATTGGTGAGATTAAGACCACCAAGGAACAGACCTTCAACTACCGGGCGGTACAGGGTAAGGCCCCTGGCTACCAACTAATTCAATTACTCATCTATATGTATGTCCTCAATAAGCCAAGAGGCTTTTTTCTAGTAGAAAACAAGAATGACCACGGCATCCTCATCTTCCCGGTGAGAATGACCGATGAGAACAAGGCTCTAGTCGAAAGTACATTTGACTGGATGCGAACCGTTAAGAAGAATGCAGATGACGGTGAACTACCCAAGAGGCCTTTCAATAAGTCCTCTATTCCTTGCAAGGGCTGCCCCGTCCGCGATACCTGCTGGGACGGCTGGACGCGGGGTAGTGTAAATGGAACAGACCCAAATCCAGGCATTGTAGAGTTGCCCATCTTGGAGTTACCTAAGTGAGCAAGACCCTGCATGATGTGCCCCGTGGCGAGGGGGTGAAGATGGAAGAGATTAATTGTGCCCGCAATGGGTGCACCAATACATTCCTTAAGGCTACTCATAACCAGAAGTACTGTGGAGCCGAGTGCTGCCGAATCGCCACTAATAGCAGAATCATGCAGGAGTATTACCGAAAGCGTGACCAGAAGGCAGGAAAGACAAGGTACTGTCAGAAGTGCAAGAAGACCAAGTTGTCTAGGTATAATGATAGTTCAGTTTGTCGTCCATGCAGCACGGCGAACGCTGCGGCTGCGAATAACGCGGTACAGGATATGTTGTCCTCGGTGAGTTGGGCATCATAAGTTTTGCAATAGAATAACAATTCACATATAATAGAATATATGGGGATTGGCGCATTGACGCGAGTAAAGGCCAAGCGAGTTATTGGAATTGATTGTTCTACTAACTCGTTGGCCTTTGCTGTATTTGAAGGCGAAACCCCAATTAAATGTGGTGAGGTCCGATTCAATGGCTCCACCGTTTTCGAACGACTAAAGGATGCGAAGGAAAAGACTCGTGGTTTGGTTTCTAATGGCACACTTCGCGCTGATTATATTGCTATTGAGTCCGCCATTATGGTCCGCAACGTACAAACCGCAATTGACTTGGCGTACGTTTATGGAGCGGTTATTGGCGAACTTATGGCGTTTAATCCCAAGGTCGAAAAGGTAGCCCCGATTTCTTGGCAGTCATATTACGGAGTCCCCAATCTTAAAAAGGCTGACAAGGACCAGATTCAAAGTGACTTCCCCGGCAAGTCAAAGACGTGGTATCAGAACAAGGGCAGAGAGGTTCGCAAGCAAAGAATCCTAGAAAAGTCTAGGACATACTTTTCGATTGCAGACGGAAGCGACAACGTAGGGGATGCTGTTGGTATTGCCTATTACGTGGTAAATCATTTGACAAGGTAACTACGATGTGTTACATTGTAGTTATGGAAAACCTAGAGGTAGGAACTGTTTGTGGTCTTGTAACACTGACTCACCAAGAATCAGTAGTTAAAGATGGTCGTAAGCGGGGAAACTGGTGGGTCGGAAAATGTCGGTGTGGTAAGGTTGTTGGGCCATACACTGCCGCCCATTGGAGGAAGAAAATTCGTTCGTGCAGTGAGTGCCGGTATGGAAACAGACGTTCGCTGCGAAAGCCGGGCACCAATAATGCCTCTAGGTCGGTGTTCAACAACTATCGAACTTCGGCGACGAGACGTGAGAAGTCGTGGGAGTTAAGTTATGACTTCTTTCTTGAAGAAATCGTTAAGCCGTGTACCTATTGTGGTAGGGATAGAACTGGCTACTTCAACCCCACTAATGACTGGGAAGAAAGATTTGAGTACACAGGACTTGACAGGGTAGACTCTTCTATGGGATATTCTATAGAGAACGTGGTACCATGCTGTAAGGCGTGTAACCGAGCCAAGTCTGATATGACTATGGAAGAGTTTAATTTTTGGATTGAAGGATTGATTAGAAATTATCATCGCAGGTACCGGCCATCGCCCAGAGGATTGTGAGGATGAGAAAATTGTCAGAGTCAAGGCTAGAAACGCTCTTAGATACAGCGGAGCCGATTGTATTATCACTGGCCTTGCAAGCGGGTTTGACCTCTGGTATGCTGATGAGGCCCGCCTTCTTGACATTGAGATTTGGGCTGCAAAGCCTTGGGCGGGGCATGGACCTCGCATCGAAGACACTGAACTCTACGCCACAATCATTGAAGCAGCGAACAAGATTGTCAACGTCTCTGAGGAAGTAAACTTTCCTGGCGCTTGGTGTTATCATGCTCGCAATCACTGGATGGTAGACAATGCAACGCATGTGTTGGCCTATCTGAATCCTGAGGCTACACGCGGTGGTACGTTTCAATGCTGCAAGTACGCCAGAGGCAAGAAGCCTATTCGAAATATTTATACGGCGGCACCGTTCTGATGGCAGATTACGATTGGTTTGACAGAAGCCCAACCGAGGCAGAGGTTACCGCTTCTGAGTGGCGTCCCCAAGGCCTGCACGCTGTCTTTGAGGGACTGAATAACACTAGAATTAAATATTACATGTGTCGCAGAGGTTGTGGCACACTGGTATGGAGTCCAACAGAGCACATTAAAAACGTTTGTGTGACGTGGAATCCGGTGGCAGGGAAATGAAACTCTACCAATCAAGAAAATGGCTAACCAAGAAGTACGTTCACGATAAACTTTCCGAGAAGGAAATTGCACAATTGGCCGGTACCACACAGGTTACCATCAATAGATACTTACGAAAATTTAATCTCAAGAGAGAAAGATGATTTACAACCTTTCGCGTTCAGCAATTGAGGACCGTGGCCTGAGAGGCAGGCGCATAGTCTCAGAAACGGACTCGACCTATACGGTCAGAGTCCTAGATATGTTTGAATTGGTGGTTCTCAAGGAGGACCAAAGCCTTACCCCTTGTCTGGTAGCAGACGGTTTCTGGGAGTCTTGGATTACTTCTTGGCTTACCCGCTGGGTCAGGCCGGGTATGACATTTATTGATGTAGGTGCAAACTGTGGCTACTACACGATGTTGGCTGAGAAGTTAGTTGGTCAGCATGGCGCGGTAGTAGCATATGAGCCTAACCCAGTCTATGTAGAACTACTACGCAAGACCCGAGAGATTAACAATGCAGACTTTAGTCTCCGAGAGATTGCCTTGGCAGACAAGGTGGGACATGTTACACTAAGTGTTCCTGGGCAGTTGCATGGTAGCGCCAGCATCGTTACGTCATTTAAGGACACCCAGTGGGGGGAGTCCAATGCTTATGACGTTCGCACCACCACTCTAGACAATGAGTTGCAGCGTATTGTCTTTTGGAACGCCGATGTGGTGAAGATTGATGCCGAAGGGGCCGAGCAACTTGTCTGGAATGGCGGTCAGAACCTATTCAATGCTGACATGAGCCACAGCACACTAATGTTGGAATATACTCCCGGCGCATACTCGGATGATTTTCTGACGCAGTTGTTGAACTGGGGATATGTTTTTGAGGTCGCCTTTGATGGAGGCGAAGTGCCAGCGGTACGCGAGCAGATTGAGGCTGCCACCGACTGGAAGATGTTGATTGTTCGAAGGAAGTAAATGGTACAGAGCGATTTAGCCGTGTTCTACCGATTGACCAAGGAGGTTAATGAGGACGAGCAGGCAATCAAGGAAGCGCAGAAGAGACTAAGCGCCAACTATGATGCGTTGGTCAAGTTGTGTCCTCACTCTGAGGCCGTGGATAGTCTTAGCAAGATTCGTGGAATGGGCACTCGCCGTCGTTGCAAGATTTGCGGGATTACCGATTATGCCTCAGAAGGCGGTACATCAGGTGATGAATACAATTATGGATACCCCGGCTATCCCTCCGAGTCCTTTTGGGCTGGTGCAGAGATTGAAGTGGTTGGCGAGAAGGATTGGAACAAATACGACCGTTCTCACGATTGGGTCGTAACGGATGGTAAGCCAAGAAAGAGATTTGAATAGTGGAGATTATTGGCCTTTCGGGGTTCGCTCGTAGTGGTAAGGACGAGGCCGCACAGGTTCTCGTAGAAGAGTTTGGCTTTATTCGCGTAGCATTTGCAGACAAGTTGCGTGAAGTGTTGTATCAGTTGAATCCGATTGTGGACTCTTGGCACCTAGAGGTTGACGGAGAAGAGAAGCACCTTTATACAACTGTCCAGTATGTCATTGATAGGCACGGCTGGGACGGGTATAAGGAGACACCATATGGTTCTGAGATTCGTAGACTCCTGCAGAGGTTGGGAACAGAAGCCGGTAGGCAGACACTCTGGGACTCTATCTGGATTGACGCAGCATTCGCTAATCTTCCCGATGATGCGAAGGTTGTAGTCTCAGATGCACGATTCTACAATGAGTTTGATGCAATTAGGCAGCGCGGCGGGTACATTTGGAGAATTGACCGTGATGGTGTTGGTCCCGCCAATGACCATGCCAGTGAGACCGAGGCTATTGACTATCCCTACTTCTCACTATACCTAAAGAACAACGGCACCCTAGAGGAATACAAGGAAATGATTAGGCGTGAGTATGCAATTGCTCCTCGCTATCAGGAATGGAGTTACTAATGAGAGTAGGCTTTGACCTTGACGGGGTTCTATATGACTTCGGTAAATCAGTAAGGCTGTACTTAGATTCTATTGGTCGTGAGTACGGCTGGAAGGATGATGCCGAGGAGCCGCACACATGGAATTTCTTTGAGTACTGGAACCTGACCCTTGATGAGTTCAAGCAGGTTTGCCACGATGGCGTGGACGCTGGCTACATCTTCTCAGGAGAGGCAAGGCCGGGTGCAGCCGAGGCGGTAAATAGAGTGGCCGACATGGGCCATGAAATTATCATCATCACTGACAGGTTCTTTGGTGCCGACCCTTCTGCTAGCCATGTAGCAACTGAAATTTGGTTACCAGAGAACGGCATGCCCTATCACGAGTTGCATTTCTCCCCTAACAAGTTGTTGGTTCCTACCGACACGTTCGTGGAGGACAAGTTAGAAAATCATGACACCTTGACCGAAGGCGGGGTAAAGAGTTATTTGATTACCCGTCCATGGAATGAAGTTCCAGGCGGGGATGCTCGCAACCGAATCAATGACATTAGTGAATATGCAGATGCCATTGAGTTGATGACCTCCGAGGGCTTCGTAGACCTTACCTTCGCATAATTGTCAAAAATGTGTTAAACTAGGGTAATGCCTACTTATGTTTATTTTAACTGCGACCGCGACGGTACGCAGGAGAGGAATGTTCCAATCGCAGAGCGAGACTCACAGAAGTGTGAAACCTGTGGTGACCCTCTCAATAGGAAGATTATTTTTACCGGCCTGACATGGAGTCCCACTAGGAATGGTGGACACTCCTAATGGGAGGTTTAGCAATAGTAGGCGGCGACCGCTTCGAAAATATGGAGCAGGTCGCTAGTCTACGTTTAAGCGGAAAAAGCGATACCGCCGTAGCGAGAGAATTGAATATTCCTCGTAAGGTCGTCATTGAGTTGTTCAATGAATACAAGACAATCATTAGACAAGACGCCGAATCCAGGGACCTTGCCCGAGACCATCTCGACCTGATGGTTAAGCACTACGACCGTCTTATTGAAAAGTCTTACGAGATTTACCGCAACCTTGAACTCATGCAATTCGATGAGAAAATGGCTGCACAGATGAATACCACGCTAAAGAACATTGCAGATTATGAATCAAGGCGTGTGGATACCCTGCAAAAGGCTGGACTCCTAGAGGGTGCAGAACTGGGTGATGAGATGGCTAGGATGGAAGAGAAGCATCAAATCATCGTGGACATTTTGCGCAAGGACTTGTGCCCAATCTGCCGCCCAACGGTTATGTCCAAGTTGAGAGCCGTTACCGGAAAGGTGGAGGCCCATCAGGTAGACCCCGATGTTGTCGATGGCGAGGTCGTTGACGATTAATGTTTGACGATGACGATGATTTCTTCAATGATATTTTCAATGCTCTCTCAGGTGAAGAGTTTGAGGAGCAGCCGGTAGAGATTGAAGAGTTTGTACAATCTGAGGAATATCTTGGTCTACCGCCGCTGTCGGAGGTACAGTACACCATCATTCGTGCTGGTTCTCAGATTTATTCTTACGAGACCCTGCTTGCCCTATATGGTGAAGAGAAGGCTCAGAAGCGCTGGGTTCAAACCGTTAACGAGGTCATCCTACAACTGGGCAAGGGAAGCGGTAAGGACTATACGTCTACCATTGTCTGTGCCTATGTGGTATACCTGCTTCTTTGCCTGAAGGACCCGGCAAGGTACTATGGCAAGCCGTCAGGTGACACCATCGACATTGTGAACATCGCTGTTAACGCCGAGCAGGCCAAGAACGTCTTCTTCGCCAACTTCAAGAAGAGAATTAAGTCTTGTAGGTGGTTTGACGGGAAGTACTCCGACACCAACAACTCTATTGAGTTTGACAAGTCTATTAGGGTCTTCTCGGGTCACTCCGAGCGAGAGGCCTTTGAGGGACTTAACCTGTTCTTGGCGGTACTGGACGAGATTAGCGCATTCGCATTGGAGTCTAGTTCTGGAAGTGAATCTGCCAAGACGGCAGACGCGGTATATAAGATGTACCGTGCATCGGTTGACTCCCGCTTCCCCGATTACGGCAAAGTAATCATGCTGTCCTTCCCTCGATTCAAGGACGACTACATTCAGCAGCGCTACAACGCGGTAGTATCTGAGAAGGAAGTTGTTCTAAAGCGACGAACATTGAAGTTGGACCCCGACCGCCCAGACGGTATTGATGGTAATGAAGTCATTGTGGAGTGGGAAGAAGACCACATCACTCGTTACAAGTACCCCCGCCTGTTTGCCCTAAGGCGTCCTACCTGGGAGGTTAACCCAACCTTCAAGTTGGATGCTCCCGCAAATGTTCGTGCATTCGCAGAAGACTATGGAGACGCACTTGGGCGATTTGCCTGCATGCCGTCCAACCTATCCAATGGTTTCTTCAAGAACAAGGATGCTATTGAGCGTGCATTCGTTACCCAAAACGGGGTAGATGAAGACGGCATGTTCCTAGAGAAGTTCAGGCCTCAAGATGACGTACGCTATTTCATCCATGTTGACTTGGCACAAAAGCACGACCACTGTGTTGTTGCGATGGCTCACGTGGAAAAGTGGGTAAAGGTGAAGATTGGTGGCGACTTCTTAGAAGAGGTCCACCCAGTAGTACAGATTGATGCTATTCGCTGGTGGACTCCGACCAAGGAAAAGACAGTTGACTTTGCTGACGTTCGTGACTATATTGTCGCTCTGCGTCGTAGAGGATTCGACATTAGGCTGGCATCTTTTGACCGCTGGAACTCTCACGACACCATGAACATCTTGGAGAAAGAGCACGGTATTAAGACAGACCTATTGTCAGTAGACAAGAAGCACTATGACGACTATCTATCTATTATGTATGACAGCCGTCTGGTAGGTCCCAAGGTTGACTTACTGATTGATGAATTGGGGGAGTTGCGCGCCCAGCAACGCGGGCAGAAGGTTGTCATCGACCACCCACGCAAGGGAACCAAGGACTTCTCAGATGCTACGTGCGGGGCAATCTACAACTCGATTACACTAACTCCTAAGCCAAGAGGCGACCGAGAGGTTGAAGTTCAGACCTATAAGTCATTGATGAGAAAGCAACATAAGGAAGAACTGGACCGACTGGCTCAGCAGCAAGAACAGGATGGAGTCATTAGGGCTCCAAAGAGAGACATACCGCCCGAGTTGCAGAACTTTCTCAACAACGCCCGCCTGCTTTGACACCTACGCCGACCTCTGTTAAAATGAGAGCAACAAACAAAACCATGAAGGGAGGCATACAGTGACTACTGAGATACTAGAAGAGTCCACCGAGCAGTCGGAGCGACACCGGAAGGTGCCCCGTGCTGAGTTGGTGATTGCGCTGGTGCAGCGCGACGGTACCAAGTGTATGTTTCCCGGCTGTGGTGCCGAACTTAATTTTTCCATCTCTGAGGGTCCTAAGGAAGTAACTATTGACCACTGGATGCCACAATGGTATGGTAAGGAAAATGGCTGGACATGGGACCAGATTTGGGATTTGTCCAATCTAGTCTTGATGGAGAAGAAGTGTAATGCTAAGAAGGGCGAGCGTGTCCCGAACGAGGACGGCTCCCTTCCCGCACGTGTTCAGTCTACCTTTAGATTCAGACGGCAGAAGAGGGCCGGTAGGCCAGAACTATGTGTTGAGTGTGACAACGGCCACAATCTTAATGTTGGTGAGGTATGCGCGAACTGTGGATGCAACGCACAACGGTTCCCGAAGGCTGCCAAGGTTAAGTACAACGAGTGTGACCACAAGTTGTGGTGGTGTTGGAGTTGTTCTATTGGCGTGACCCCGCGTCCTGCTGCTGTAGACACCGCTGTACTCCAAGGCGAATCAGGAGAGTGGGATTGATGGCCTGTAATAATTCTCCTAGATATTTTTCTCAGTTAGTGTGTGAACTGACACATGGTCATGATGGTGACCATGGAGACGGAGAATACACTTGGGAGAAGGATTGACCCCAGAGGAAACGTCTGCTAGGTTGGACGTTGTTGAACGAGAATTGCTCCGATTGTTAATGATGGTGAAACAAATTCGCATCGACTTGGGAGGGCATTCGGAGTAAGGAGAGGCCGGTACAAATTGTACCGGCCCTCCGCTTGTTAGGAGATAGTATGAAAATTGTTCGCCTCTTTATCTACCGGGCAGGATGGCCTGCCACAGGAACGCCGGTACGGAATAAATACTGGCTACGCATTGGTCCCTATGTTATTGGAAATACAAGTGCTTGGGATAGGGGTGGTAACGGATGAAAATTTGGGTCGATGATATTCGTACCCCGCCGATGGGAAAGAATGACCTTTTCCCTAAGTGGTTGTGGATGAAGAATTCCGAACACACAATCGAACTGCTTTCTTGGGTTAAGGTCAGAGGGTTCGTTGTAGAGATTATGTCTCTTGACCATGACCTAGGCGGTGACGACACGACCCGTCCGATTGTGCTATGGTGTTGCGAGAACGACTTTTGGCCGGTGGAGGTTAGAGTCCATTCCGCTAATCCCGTTGGCGTAGAGTGGCTAGAGGGAATGATTAAGAGGTACAAGTCATGAGTAATAATGACATTGTAGAGGACAACTTTGCATACGAGTTTGACGGCGTGAAGTACTATCAGCATCAATGCCAGAATTGTCCTCGTATCTTTACTGACCACTGGAAGGGTAATTCTTATTGCGGAGCGAGAGATTGTAGACGGAGGTCGGCAGGACTATGAGCGCATCAGGCAAGAGCAGTAATAGACACTACGAAGAACGTAGTGAATATCTCCGTCGTACCGCGCAACGCTCAGGCCGGTATACAAAAAGAGTTGGATTCTTCGCTTGATTGAAAGACTAAGAAATGACCTATGAAGAGATTCTGGCCTTAGTGAAGGCTCACACTCGATACCACGTTAAGTGTGAATGTGGAGAGTTCCTGTTGAAGAGAGAGAATGGCTTTATGAGCGAACGCGACCAATGGGAAATCCACTTCGCTACTATTTTGAATGAGAGTATTTAATGGAAACATATCATAAGATTCAGACGCTATTTAAACGTCATCAAGACGGCCCGAAGAAGGGCAAGATGATTAAGGGCGACTGGACGACCCCTGAGTTGGAGTATCTGGCTGACAAGCAATGGGAGTTTACCGAGAAGGTAGACGGCACCAATATTCGTATTGGTTATGAAGGTGTTCCCACATGTGATACGCCGACTAGTCCTTGGTATAAGAAGGTTGAGTTCGCTGGTCGAACAGACAACGCTGTCTTGCCAAAGCCACTTCTAGAAATGCTTACGGAGCACTTCACGTCTGAGCGGTTTGATTCCGCTGACCTAGGTAACATCACTCTGTTTGGTGAAGGCTATGGCAATAAGATTCAAAATGGCGGAAACTATCGTGAGGACCAGTCATTTGTCTTATTTGACGTAAAGATTGGTGACTTCTGGCTAACTAGGGAGAATGTAGATGACATTGCAAAGAAGTTGGGCATCGACTCTGTGCCGACCATTGGTTACGGTACTCTCCAAGATGCTATTGATATCGTTGAGAGCGGGATTACGTTCAACAAGCAAGGAGCGGTAGTTCGCTGGTACGATGGAGGAATCCTGGGTGGCTTGCAGTCTCAGTGGGGTAACTTTGAGGCAGAGGGTATTGTCGCCCGCCCCGTGGTACCGCTGTTCAATCGCAAGGGAGAGCGAATCATTACCAAGATTAAGGCTGTTGACTTTCGATGAGCAGTCCCAAGATTACCAAGACCATTGTTCAAAAGTTGGACGGTGAGGGAAAGGTTCTCTCCGAAGTCATCACTACGGTTGAGGAAAGGCCGGTAGAGGATAACAATGAACAAGCATATGGAATGTACCTATGAAGGCTAGAGTTTACGAGTCTGAGACTCAGTACAAGGACATAGAAATCCGAGACAACGTTAAGGAAATCCAGCGTATCTATATTGGTACCCGGGTTCTCGATATTGTAGGAGACCTGGGAGGCGATGTTGCCTACCGCCGCACGACTGAGATTGAGAATGGTCGAGTAGTCTTCCGATGAGGCAGTGTGCATTCCTAATTAAGGATGAAGAGTGAGTTACACACCCAAAAGAGACCACAGGTTTGAATACGTTACAGACGTAATCTCATTTGTAGAAGAGCGTCAGTGCAACGATTGTGTATTTAAGTCTGACCCAGAAGACTATCCAATGTGTTTTGAGGTTGAGGGACAGTTACTAGTTCAAGACTCAGAGTTTGCGCCGGTAGCAGAACTTGACGACCGTGGCGAGCATGGAGTAGTCTGCGTCAAGTATGTTGATGAAGTGCTGGCAGAAGAGGCGCATCCAAACCAGGGGAGGTTGTTTTGAAGAGGCTACTTGCCCATCTGGTAGGTGATTATGTTCTACAGACTCACTATGAGGCGGTAGAAAAGACCGCTCATTGGCTACCGGCCATCACCCATGCCGCTAAGTATACGGCTGCATTTGTTCCGTTGACTCGTAGTCCTAAGGCTTTGGCAGTAATCGGCGGTACACATTTAATTCTAGACCACTATCGTCTAGCAAAGCATGTAGGATGGGCACGCAATCAACTTGCGCCCAAGGCCTACCGTGCTGTAGGGTTGGACAACATGGGAAGCCCGGACGAAGTTCCATTTGGTCTGGCACTAGCCCTCATGTTCATCACAGACAATACAATCCACATGTGTATCAATGAGTATGCACTGAATAAGTTTGGAGATTGAAATGAAGGTAACTGATGAAACCAAGAGGTTTGCTCGCAAGACTCTAAAGTGGCTGCGAAATCACCCAGAGAATCACGACCAAGGAAACTTCATTAGTGGTCGGCTCGATGAGCCGAATCTTTGTGGCACCACCATGTGTGTTGCTGGTACTGTGGTATACCTTAAGTACGGCCTGGACGCGAAGAAGATTCGCCGGTACGTCAACGAGGGCCGGGCTGCTCTTGGTTTGTCCCTTGGAGAGGCTGAGGTTTTGTTTTACGAAATGGACGAGGGCCGGGCACTCGCCAAGTTGGAGAAGGTTGCCAACGGTGAGCAGTTCACGGAGGAAGACTTTAAGACCGCAAGCAGTTCAGGCGAAGATGCTTCTTTTGATTCCTGGGCCTGGGATATGCGCGACGACTACGACTACTGATTACGCTGATGCAAATAGAACATGGAGCAGCGCTAATTAAGAATCCAAACCCCACTGAATTCACCCGGCAGGTCTGTGACGCTCTAGACAGCGGCGGTACACTAGAATATGTAAAGTTCGTTGGTGAACAACACATGGCATTTATCGTTTTCTATCCCAAGGAGAAGTAATGAGTAATCTACGAGATAAGGCACGTGAGATTAAGGCCGCAGGTGAAGCAGAACGAGGCAACTTTGAGCCGAGCGGCACACCGTTGCGAGTCTATAACTATTGGCTCAATAATTCCAAGAGTCATACCGCCAATTCGCTAAAGGCTGGCGTACGCGGTGAGAACTTCTGTCACTTCTGGCGAGTGGTTGTGATTTGGGCCGGGCTGCTGGCAGTTGGACGTTCGTTTGAGCGTTTCCTTGAGTCCAAGATTGGAATGGTACTCAGTGTGTTGGCCGGGCTGCTCGCTGTCTATGCTTTGCTGAACACGGCGGGTATCCTGGGGGCGGTACTGATTGCTCTCGCTAGCACGGCTGCTATTGCTGCTCTGGTTACCGGTGCATACTTCCTTCACAAGCGTTTTTGGAATAATGCCTGGAATGACACCCTTGCGACAGTTCTGTTGGTTGCTTTTGGAGTAATCGTCGCTGGTCTCGTCATCTCAATGCTAGTCCTTGCGGTTATTGACTTTGGATTGATTGTTCTGCCGCTGATTGTGGCTGGGGTGGCAGCGTTCCTTGGGGTGATTTGGGGACTGGCTTCCCTCAGTGAATTTATTTCTGGCCGACGAGCCCTGCGCAGGAAGGCCCAGCGCGCGGCATGGGAAGAGGCCCGCAGCAAGTTCCTTGCTGGTGAGGGTCCTGACCCGTACGAGGTAGAGCCTAGCGAGCCGGGTAGGATTAAGAAGTTCTTCTCCACCCTTGCAGACTTCCTAATCCTTATCACTCAGATTGTCCGAGTGAAGAAGTGGAAGATTTGTCCGATGGTGGACATTCAGGCCTGATGTTTGTCTGGTGGTATTCTGAGGGAGTCTCCGCTTACCTGTCTTCTTGTTCAGTCTGCAAGCGGGCCGGTAGCGGAGACAACTCAGAAGAAATTAAGAGTCAAGAATATCTTCACTCCGAGTGTAATTTGACACCACAGGTAAACCTGATGTAGTATGGTAGTTATATTGCCCGCTAGTGTAACTGGCAGCACAAATGACTCTGACTCATTTAGTTCAAGTTCGAATCTTGGGCGGGCAGCCATACTTGACAAGCGTCAGTAACCTGTGTATAATTAGTACACAGCCTATCCCGTTGGTGTAGTGGTAACACAAATGCTTCCAAACCATTTAACGTGAGTTCGATTCTTACACGGGATGCAAGTCTGCTGAGACTATAAATCAGTTATCTGGGTGTAGTGTACTGGCTGCACGGTTGCTTTGGGAGCAAGCAGAGGGGGTTCGATTCCCTCCATCCGGACGCAAGCGGTAAAACTAAGCAGGCGCGTCTGCATTGGTTGAAATACCAGACCGCAGCACCATAACTGCTAGATGTTCTCCGGAACTATCTAGTTCTTTACCGGGCTGTATCGCCTCTTCCTGATAAGAAGTAGAAAGCGTAATCAGGTGACATGTGGGTTCAAATCCCACCTGCCCGACTGTAGATGGAGTGCGAAGTCATGCACGGCACCACGTTCAGGTGTTAGAATTGGGGTAATGTCTAGTCGTCTGCGCCAATGGCCCATTAGTGTACCGGCGCGCACGCCAGATTGTCAATCTTGTAGAACGGGTTCAACTCCCGTATGGGTCGCCATAAATTACAGGTTCGAATCTATTAAGGAGAAATCCCATGCTTAACACGATGTACTTCCGTCGTGCCAACAAGGTTATGTTGGGCGATGTTGTCTATGCGGCTTCCTTTAAGGGGAACAAGCAGGTTGTGTCCGCTCTGGACAAGAATCTGCGTACCCTTGGTTACACTCTGCACGGTGAACTGGCTGAGGAACTGCTGAATGTCTCTCAGGGAGACATGAAGCGTATCTTTGATGCGATTATCGCTGAGGTCAAGGAAATTCGTGGCGTTCGTAACTACCGCCCGGTTTACCCGAACTTCCCGATTCAGGTCATGGAAGCCCGTGAGGCTGAGTTGTACTGGAACGCAATTGTTCACTACTGGTCTGGTGGTTCGCTGCTGCCGGTATACGAGAAGGAAGAGCGTCCCGTCCTTGACTTCGATGAGGATAAGTTTACTGTTATTCGTAAGGGTGACTTCGAAGACTTCACCACTCTAGTGAATAATCTCGTCCGCTCTAAGTCTGGTTTCTCTGAGACGGACAAGGAAGACATTAAGGCTGTTGCGACTACCTTTGCTCGCATGTTCGCTATGATTGTGGGTGATGGCTCTAGCCTGACCAATCGTGAGAACAAGGCCTTTATTGCAGCAGTAGCACACTCTGTTGGTGCCAAGGTTCTGCCCAACCCGAAGAACACTGCTACAGACGTTCTACGCTTTGCTGTTGCTCTGAGCGATGGGGATACTTCTCTGTCTGAGGACACTATGTTCCGCAACTTTAAGCGTCCAGAGCGTCGTATGCTGCTAGCAATGCTGGACGTTGTTGGTAATGCGGAAGAGGACATGCAGCGTCACCAGCAGACATGGAAGCGTCTGGGCGAGAAGTTGCACCCCGGCGAGTATGCTTCTCAGTTCCCCAACGCTGCTGCGGCTTTCGCGGCGGTACGAGAGAACAACTCTGTAGAAACCTTTAATGCCAAGGTAGAGGACGCTCTTCGTCACAATAACATGCATGAGGCAGTTGCTCTTCTGAAGACTCGCCCCGGTGACTTCGCAAGGCGTCTGGACCACGTTCTACGTTCTTGTGATTCCTATGGCAAGGAGGCAACCCTTATTGCGTTCCAGGGTGTGGCACCGAAGGTCAGCCCTACGGTTCTGATTCAGACCCGTAATGCATTCATCAACCGTGACAAGGCTCAGCGTGTATTCTTCCCGAAGGGTAGCGTTGCCAAGATGCAGGTAATGAGGGATGAGCGTAGTGGGATTAGCAAGTCCTTTGTCGCATCAGTCGTTAACATCATCGACAATGCTTTGGCATCAATCTTTGGTGAGCGTAAGTCTCTGGGTGGCGTTTATGTTGACCCCGCACTAAAGGGCATTGCTGTTCCATTTGGAATGCGTAATGCTTCTAAGTCGCTAAAGACTTTGGGTCGTGGCTCTCGTCTACCGCTGGATGCTGGGGCGGGCGTTGTCCGTTTCTTCATCTGGTGGAAGAATGCCGAGTTCTCAAACGCCGGGTACTCTGCTGGTCACACTGACATTGATTTGTCGGCAGTTTGCCTGAACGACAAGTTCCAGAATGTCTTTGATATTACGTACTACAACCTGCGTGAGCGTGGCGCGGTACACAGTGGAGATATCACTAATGCCCCTAATGGTGCAAGTGAGTTCATCGACATTGACATTGAGCGTCTAAAGTCACAGGGCGTCCGCTACGTGGCTATGACTCTGTACTCGTACAGTGGTCAGGGTTTCGTAGAACTTCCTGAGTGCTTTGCCGGATTCATGGAGCGTAAGGACTTGGATAGCGGAGAAATCTACGACCCTCGTACCGTTACGAACAAGGTAGACCTTGCGGCAGACTCTAAGAGTGCAACTCCGTTTATCTTTGACTTGGAGACGGGCGAGGCAATCTGGGTGGACCTGACCATGAAGGTACAGCCTGCATATGCAAATGCATACAACTCACGTGAGGTAACTAAGAGCGTTGCTCAGGCAATGGTTGAACTTACCCCGCCGAACCTGTATGATTTGTTTGTTGCTCACGCTACCGCTCGCGGCGGTCTGGTCAGCAAGGACAAGGCCGTCAAGGTCTATTCGCTTGACGGTGACGTAACACCGTTTGACACAGAAGAGATTCTGGCTAACTACCTGTAAGTTAAGTAGGTCTAGGACTAGGTAAGAGTGCGATTGGGTAGGAGAGTTCTTAACCCTCGCATCGCCTACTTGACAACCTCTTCTGCATCGTGTAAGATTTTGGTATTGAGGCTACAGGAATCCGCTTCCTTCTACTACTTCAAATTGGTGAAATAATTAGCGGGCCTACTTTCCTCAATACAAAACTGCTGGCTACAGCATCCGGTTCCTTCTATTTTATTACTCTAAAATCCTACCGGGGCTACTTTCCAGCATATATGCACAGGTGGCCGATTGGGGAGGCGCTTGGTTTACACCCAAGTTTCAGGTGAGTTCGATTCTCACCCTGTGTACTGGAACACAAGAGGGTTGAATTCCCTCTCCTTCGCCGTGATTGGTTAGTCGGAAATGCGTTGTTGGGTTCCTTAGGGAAGCGTGGCCGAGTCTGGTTTATGGCGCTCGTCTTGAAAACGAGAGTGACCGTTTGTAGCGGCACCGTGGGTTCGAATCCTACCGCTTCCGCTGGTAAGTCCCTTGGCCTTGTGAGTGGAGTCCCCACTTATGGTCAGGGGATTTGCTGCATTAAGACACCTAACAGACAGGATTAGAAATGTCATTACTAGATGATATCAAGGCTCACTATGAACATGAGAAGTACCCGCCTGACGGTCCGGACTTGGACCATGACTTTGTAGATGGCAGGTGGGTCCAGAAGGACACCCAGACTGTATTGGTGTCTGAGGAAGTTCTAGATGAACTGCGTTGGGGAAACCTGTTTCAGAACGTCTATAAGCGTGGCGACGAGTACATTGCCGTAAAGGACGTTCGGCCTGCCACCGAAATGCAGGACTGGGGCGACTACGGTGAACCCACTCTCTACGCCGTACGGCCGGTAGAGGTTACGGTTACCAAGTATGAAGCGGTGCCAGAGTGATTACTCTTAAGGACTGTCGTGAAGTAGAGGTTAGCGTAGGAGACTTCGTAATCTACGTTGTTCAGGGCAACCGCAACGCGGGCATTAACTTCGGCTATGTTCACGAGATGAAGGATAAGCGTAAGACCGAAACCCGCCGCGACGGCCAGACCTACACGTCTGGCGATATTGCTGTTAAGATTCAGCATGCCGATGCTGGGGGTAATCGTAAGAATGTTCAGGTTGTTGATGTAGCGGCTCACTGGCGCGGGGATACCCCTGCCGACGTTATTGAATACCACCAGAACTACTCTAGTCGGGCCACGGCTTCTTCTATTTCTTGGGAGGATTACTGGCAGGCTCGACAGGAGTATTGGATTCCTGACACCTTCCGCGACATAGGCAAGCCATCCACTACCCTCATTAGGTGTGTTGGAGGACCTGACCACCGTCTGTTGGTGACGAAGCCCTACGTTTAAGGAGAATCATGGAAACTGTATTATTCAAGACCCGGCACGGGTCTCACTTGTATGGACTGAATAATGCAGATTCAGATGAGGACTTCTACACGGTCGTAGACCGTCCCCGAGGTCGCCGGTACAAATGGGCTAAACAAACCATCATTGATGGTGAAGACTCTATGAAGGTAGACTTACCCACATGGTTACGTTGGTGTGAAAAAGGCGTCCCTCAGGCGCTAGAAGCAATGTTTGCACCAGAACCCTTGGTAGATAATTTGTGGCCGCTCAGAGCCTCGTTTGTGGCCGGGGGAGAAGCCCGCAGAACCTATGTCAGAACCATTCGGAACTTTGTTGAGGCCGATACGTTCAAACGCAGGCGACACGCGGTACGACTCTCATACAACTTGAATGATATCTTGCACTATGGTAGATTCAACCCCGTCATGAAGCGTGGACAGATTCAGGTTGCGAACTGGCTGGCCGAGCGGTACAGTGGTGAAGAACTATTAGAAGAACTACTTAAGATTGCCTACAATTAGGAGAGGTAATGGCGAGTCACGTTACGAAAAAGACTCTGGTAGAGCGCGGCGCTGTGGAGTTGGAAAAGGCCAAGGAAGTCATGAATCAAATGCCAGGCCGTGCCGGGGTACATATTGAGATTGCAGTTGCCTATGCACGTCTAGCAGATGCATTGGGAGACTCTACGTACTACGGAAACTAGTAGTTATTTGACTGAACTGTGCTAAGGTGTTACACTAGGATAGTTCAATGGCTAGGAAGTTCATGTGGGTGAACGCTTGGTTGAAGCCCTAGAGGAAGTCAGTTCGATTCTGACCCTAGCCACGCTGGTTTAAGGAAACCGTTGCGCCTCAAAACGGGACCATTTTGCGGTATTGGTATATTGGTTGTGCCCCTGCCTTCCAAGCAGGCGAAGCGAGTTCGATTCTCGCATACCGCTCTGGGTGATGCATCACCCTTCTAGAAGGAAATGGTTTCCTTGGTGTAATTGGAAGCATTCCGCCCTTCCAGGCGGCGGTGCCGGTTCAAGTCCGGCAGGTCAATCAGGCGCGTACGGCCTTACTTCTAGATATCCGGTAGTATACCCTCTGGCTACGAACCAGTTGAAAGGTTAATGGACACATGGAGGTTCGACCCCTCTCTACCGGACACAGTGAAAGACCAACCAACGACACAAACAAAGGCCGAACTGCTGAGAACAGTAGCGGCCTTTTTACAACTGTGCGTATCTGTGGTTACTCTTCTAGTTGTCCTTAAGGTGATTTGAGAACCGGAACATGGTAGACTAAAGCATGAACACTTATCAGTATAAGGTCACGCTCACCGTTGAGGTTGATGCATTTGACGATTCTGATGCCTGGGATGCCTTGCAAGATGAGTTTGGGATTGGCAACCAAGCCAGCGTTAGAGTGACAGACTGTGAATACAAGGAGATTCGTGCTAGGTCCAAGCGTAGTTGAGTGGTGTTCGCTTTGCAATCAGCGCGAAGCACATGGTACACTCACCATTGAAGAGCCGGGTACGAAAGAACACATACCTATACCTGCCTGCGTATACTGCGTAGCAGGGATTACTAATTGGATTGAGGGAAAAATGACTTTGAAGGAGCGTCCTGATGAATAGGTAAATTACCTAAACAAGAAAGGATGATGCACATGTGCAAGCACTGCTTGGACTACGACGACCCTCACCACAAGGACTTTATTCGTGGTGGAGTTGACCCAGAAGATTTTGACAAAGAAGTAAACTACCAGACCAATCTTAAGAAGAAGAACAAGAAGGTCAAGACTCGACCCGGATGCCCGGGTAACGACTACAAGGCTCACGTTTACGTGTGGACCACGGAGAACGAGTACCGAGACTTCTTCTGCGATTACTTTGGATTTCCCAAGTATCAGCACAACATCTGTGCAGGTTGTGGAAAGAGAAACGGCACCAAGTGCTCTGACCAGTACATGAAGGTCAAGGAGCGCGAATGGGCAAAGTTGGCGGTACCGGAGAAGGGAGTTCCCATTCCCTTTTGGAGACACCGTACCCGTCACTACGTTTCTTTCAAGTGGTGGGACTGGGAAAACTACAACGAAGATTACCGTAAGGCTCGCAAGGCCTACATTGACCGTCACGGCTTGCCTAGGTACATCTACGGCTTCTGATATGCTATAATTTAATAGCGGGGGCTTCCCCGCACTTGCCTCAATAGCCCACTTGCCTTCTAAGTAAGCCTCATAATCAGGGTAACGGACGGATGCAGGTTCGAATCCTGCTTGGGGCACTGGTTTGACCTGGGTACTAAAATGCGGTACCTTAGAACCAAGGTGGTGATGGTGTTGGACGCGAATATCCTATGGACTGTTGTGGCAGTGCTTTTGATTATCGCACTAGCAATGTTTATCTTCTGAGTAATGCAGGAAGTCTCAAATAGCGGTGACTTCCTTTCATGCCCCTATAGCATATACTGGTAAGGTTAAGTTGCAGTTAATTTAACCCTATGGTACAATTAGTGTATGCCGTTCAAAGATTACAACCGTTCGATGAACGACTACATGAAGCGAAGGTGGGAAAAGCGCCGGGCGGGTGCAGTCGAAAGTCTAGGCGGTAAATGTGTAGAGTGTGGTGTCATTGAGGGCTTGGAGTTTGACCACATTGACCCAGAGACTAAGGTGATGACTATTGCCAAAGCCTCTTCAAGAAGTGAAGAGTTCTTCTGGGCGGAGGTAGCCAAGTGTCAGTTGCTTTGCAAGCCTCACCATCAAATTAAAACAGCGCAAGATGCGCTTTGCTCCCGTAGTTCAATTGGCTGAACAACGAACTTTTAATTCGGAAGTATGTCGGTTCGAGTCCGACCGGGAGTACTACCCAAGTAAACCAGAGCGGTTTGACAGTACCGATGCTAACTCTGGGCGCATGACACTTCGAATAGGTCATGCTCGGGCAGGCTTGAAACTGTCATTGTGGTATTAGGTTAGAGGTAAACCGTCACGTTGCCAACGTGAAGTCGGGAGTTCAATTCTCCCATACCGCACGAGTTGCACACTAATTTTCCGTGTGCTACTCTTCTACTAGAAGGTTGAGGCGTTGGACAAGCGGCCTGCCTTCTCTACAGAAAGGTATAACAATGTCCGGAATTATTTTTAAGGGTCCGGACGACTATGTCTCGGACCCTATTTCTATCCGTATGTACTCTGACGGTACGCCTCTGGTAAAGACAGAGGACTTTGAGCATATCGTAGAGCATGCGGATACGATGATTCTTCGTCCACACAATCTCAATGAGTTTGTGGTGGCGATGTTCCTTGTAGACGCTATTGGTCAAGCGGGCGGTAGGATTAAGGATTTGATTCTTCCCTACGTACCCGGTGCTCGTCAGGACAGGTTTAATCCTACCGGCGATGTTCTGTTTACTGCTAAGTCAGTAGCACAAATGATTAACTGGCGTCACTTCTCTCGGGTTGTAATTCTGGACCCACACTCTGAGGTTACCCCTTCCCTGATTCGCAACGTTGAGATTTTCCCTTTGGAGAATGTCGCTAATAGGTTGTGGGCCGGGTACGGCGGTGTCATTGCTCCTGACAAGGGAGCGCATGACCGTGCCAAGGAAGTTGCAGATACGCTAAACCTTGATGTGACCTACGGGTCCAAGGTGCGTGATGTATCTACGGGTGCTCTCAGTGGTTTCGACGTAACGGTAGAGGCTGGAAAGCACTATCTAGTTGTGGATGATATCTGCGACGGCGGCGGTACATTTGTGGGTCTAGGCGAGAAGATTAGGGAACAGGGTGCATATGCCGACCTGTTCGTCACTCACGGTATCTTTTCAAAGGGTACTGCTGAGTTGAAGAAGATTTACAAGAACATCTACACTACAGATTCACGAGAGATTCACGAACGTAATGACGTTATGCGAATCAACATCGTGGAAGAAATGGAGAATTACAATGACTAATCCCATCCTAAACACAGATGGTTACAAGTTGGACCACCGCCGCCAGTACCCAGAGGGCACTGAGTTTGTATACTCAAACTGGACCGCTCGTGGTTCCCGCGTCAAGGGCGTGAACGAGGTTATCTTCCTCGGCCTACAGTACGCAATTAAGAAGAGGCTCGTGGAAGACTTTGAGCGTGACTTCTTTGGTCTTCCCAAGGAAGAGGTCGTTAAGGACTATGCAGACATGCTTAATTCCTACCTCGGCCCTGCACCTGCTGAATCTATTGGCACTGACCACATTGCTGAGTTGCATGACCTGGGCTACCTGCCACTAGAGTTTAAGGCTCTTCCTGAGGGTACCCGCGTGCCGCTGCGTGTTCCTATGTTCACGGTTGAGAACACTCACCCTCGCTTCGGTTGGCTGGTCAACTACTTTGAGACTATTTTGTCTGCGGAGTTGTGGATGCCTAGCACCAGCGCTACGAACGCTATGCATATTCGTGAACTGCTTAATGAATGGGCAGAGAAGGTTGGCGCTCCTGCTGAGGGCGTTGCCTTCCAGGGACACGACTTCTCTATGCGAGGCATGAGCGGTCTAGATGCAGCATGCGTTTCTGCCGCTGGGCACCTGACAGCATTTACGGGTACTGAGACTGTTCCGGTTCTGAACTGGATTAGGAAGTACTACCCAATGAGTGACCCAGAACACTTCCTGGCCGGTACCGTTCCTGCTACTGAGCACAGTGTTATGTGCGCGGGCGGTATGGAGAGCGAGCGAGAGACATTTGAGCGCCTGCTTAATCTCTACCCAACTGGTATTCTGTCTGTTGTTTCAGACACCTGGGACTTCTGGGGTGTACTGACTGACCACCTTCCTGCTCTAAAGGACAAGATTTTGTCTAGGGACGGTAAGTTGGTAATTCGTCCTGACAGTGGTGACCCTGCCGACATTATTTGCGGTCTGAATACTAAGTCTGGCATCTACAACCCTGACGGAGTTATTGGTTACACTGAGGCTGAGGCCAAGGGTGCCATCGAATTGCTCTGGGACACTTTCGGCGGTACGGTAAATGAAAAGGGCTACAAGGTTCTAGACAGTCACGTAGGTCTAATCTATGGTGATGCAATGAACTTCGCCCGCATTAACGATATCTGCCGTCGTCTAGAGGCCAAGGGCTTCTCAATGGAGGTTGTGGTATTCGGACTGGGTTCCTACGGCTACCAGTACCAGACCCGAGACACTTTCGGGTTTGCCATGAAGGCAACCAATGTCACCATTAACGGGGAAGAGAAGGCTATCTTCAAGGACCCAAAGACTGACTCTGGTTTGAAGAAGTCTTTGAAGGGTAGGATTCAGGTACACAAGGACCGTGAGGGTAACCTTATTGCCTTGGACCAGAGTGGTAATGACCAGATTGGTGAGCCCGTGCGTGAACAGTTGCAGACTGTCTGGAAGGACGGCAAGTTTGTTCGTGAATTTGGATTCGATGAGGTCCGAGCCAATGCGCAAGTCTGACTTGCACCGATAGCAAACGTAGGCTATAGTTCGGGGGCGGGGTACAAAGAGTACCCCGCCTTCTGACAACAAGGGGATAGAAATGAAGAAGATTTTTGCAGTAATTGCTGCCGTCGTACTGGCTGCAGTGGTGATGGTTGGTGGCATTGCTACCGCTGCGCCGGGTAACGGACAGAAGACTTGTCCTACCTCTGATGGTTGGGTCAAGTTCGATGGTCTTTCTGGTCATACTTTCACGCTTCCAGATGCGGTTGCAGAGAATGCAACTGTGGAGAACTGTGTGAAGTACGCTACGACTGTGGTTTACGGTACCGGCGTCACGGTCGTTTCTGATGGCAAGCACGAGATTAGTCATGCGTCGTTTAAGGTTACTGTTCCTGATGAGCCTACCGACCCGCCGACTGATGAGCCAACTGAGCCTCCTACGGATGAGCCTACGGACCCGGTGGACCCCGAGAAGCCTGAGCCTGTAATTCAGGTCTTTGAGGATTCGGTTTATCACTGTGGTGACGCCTTTGAGACTCTAGTCGTTATCACTCAGACCACGGACTATGTTCTGGTCGATGGCGAGTGGGTTCTTGGCGAGACTGTGACTGAGAGGGAGTTTTACGAGGTCTCTCACCCGGTCGAGCCCTGTGGCCCTAAGGACCCTGGAAATGACCTTGAGAATCCAGTAGAGGACCCTGAGAAGCCTCAGGATAATCCCGACCGGCCGGGTACCCAGAGGAATAACGTTCAGGTTCCCACGGCTGTTGACGCTGGAATCTGAAAAGTTTGACAAACGCTAGGCTTGCGGCCTAGTATGAACAACGCTCCGAGAATAGGGTAGGAGCAGATAAACGGTAATGAGAACCAACGCTACGCAGGGCGTGCTGTAGACAACCGCACCGTCTCATTACCACCAACAAAGACAAAGTTGACAAGCGCGGTAGGAACATGTAGTATTATTGATGGTGACTGTGTCCGAGAGGTTCAAGGTACTTGACTGTGAATCAAGTTATGAGGGTTCGATTCCCTCCGGTCACACCATGCGAATCAGACCACTGGATACGCAGCAGTGCCCCGCAATAGGGTAGAAAACGTGGTGTAGGATGAGGTAGGAACACCATCCGAAGTTAATGGGGTTTGGCAGAGCCAAGAGAGCCCGGAGTGAGGCCGCTTCAAAATCTGCCACCTGACCGTGTTGAGCAATTGGCTGGCTCGCTAGACTCTTAATCTAGTTCCTTCGGGGCGTGTGGGTTCAAGTCCCACCATGGTCACTGGAAGTTGAGTATGGCTGTTAGGACATTGCTGTTTACGCTCAACCTCTCCAAGCGTCACCCCACAATGGCAATGTCCGGGTGGCACCTGCCCGTGTAGTTCAATTGGCTGAACGACTGACTCTTAATCAGTGCGTATGTGGGTTCGAGTCCCACCGTGGGTACCATTATGAAGACCTGTATAACTTGCAAGAAAATCTCGAATTTTCTGCATACCCTCCCAATAAGAAAAATAAGGACGGCCTTAATCGAAAATGCCGGGGGTGCTTCAACGAGTATATGAGGCAATGGTATCTGAAAAATAAAGAGAAGCACAAATCCAATGTGTATGCCTCTAGGGCTAAAAACCCCCTGAGGGCACGGGCGTCATTGTATAGCATGACGGTGGATGAGTTAGAGGTAATAATGGCGCGCAACGATGGCAAGTGTGAGATTTGTCAGGAGCGCCCGGCATCGAATATTGACCACTGTCACAATACAGGCAAGGTACGTGGGTATCTTTGCAGAGAGTGTAATATTGGTCTTGGTTTGTTTCTTGACCGTAAGGATTTCTTAGAAAGAGCAGTAGAGTATCTAGGCTAACCGCAGACTCCGATTCAGGTATAGGTGCCATGCTTATAACATGGAGATAGGTGGGTTCAAATCCCCCCTGCGGTACGTTATTCCCACACGGGGTACTCCAACAGATAGGAAATTAAATGCAGACTTTTAGATTGTCCGATGAGGACGCAGAGTACATTCGCTTTGTCCTAGATGACTTGCTGAACCGTAACATTCAGAGGGTCAAGTATCTTGTAGATTTTACTGAGAATGCTCACAGCCAGTATAGTCTAGGAGCAACAACGCAAGAGTTGGACAATGCCTTCCTAAATCTTCACAAGGAAAGCCTGGAATTTCTAAGCGGTATTCGTGAGAGGTTTGAGCCGGTCGAGTTGACAGGTCCAACCGAGTAGTATAAACTTAAGCAGTAAGCCCCATTGGTCTAATGGTAGCGATTTCTGATTCTCAGTCAGAAGGCGAGGGTTCGATTCCCTCATGGGGTACGTATGACGGCCTAGAACCGAATGTACACGGTGTCTGAGAAAAGACTAGGCGTTCTTCTGAGTAGAACTAAAACAGCAGGCGGTCAGCACATGGTAGTAACTGACCGGGGGAACTACCGCTTGGCCCCGTCGTTTATTGGTAGGACCGCTGTTTTTCAGGCAGCAGAAGAGAGTTCGATTCTCTCCGGGGCTACGTAGGAAGTAAGGGTTGCTCCTTATTGAGCACCGGGCGCACGAGGCGTTCGTTAGGGTTACACGTAGGGTCGCAAGCCCGCCCATCGTCGGCATACGTGGAGTATGTGCGCCACGACACTCGGACCCCCATGGTTAGTGCACATAGTCATGGGTTTTGCCGGTATAGTATAATGGTAGTGCAAGAGTCTCATAACCTCTTAGTCCTAGTTCAATTCTAGGTACCGGCACTAGCGGTGTAGAGCAGTTCGGAGTGCTCGCTAGGCTCATAATCTAGAGGTCGTATCTAAGAGGTTCAAATCCCACCACCGCAACCATTTAGGAGAATCATGTTTGAACTATGGATGGGTGACGACCAGATGCCGTCATGCAACCCGTGTCTTGATGGACAGCATGACAAGTGTCTTGACCTCATCTTCAATGACAAGTACGGAACATTTGCTTGTGGCTGTGGAAACGCGGTACATGAGTAATGGACGGTAAACACTTAAAATGGATTCACGGTGGCTTCGTGGTTGCATTCATCCTAATTTGGATTACCGCCGCAATTGTTGGGTGGCTATCATCGGTTACTTTTGTTTCCCATATGTCTATGGTTGCTCTTGTTTATTCAGCAGCATCGGCATGGCAGGCAGCCAGGGCAGAGAAGGCCACAGAAGAAGAAAGTTGACACGCCTAGGCGAGTCTGCTAAGATTGTTTTACGCGATGGTCGATAAAGCGTAATTGGTAGCGCCGCAGACTGTAAATCTGCTCTCTTCGGAGTCTGGGGGTTCAAGTCCCTCTCGGCCAACTTGACAAGCCAAGTCTATAAAATGGCAATGGGGATATAGTGAAATGGCATCACGATTCTTTTGCAAGGAATTATTCTCGGTTCGAATCCGTGTATCTCCACAATTCATAATCCTATCTTTCAGATAGGATTTTGATATTTATGGTCTTGTGGCAGAGTGGCTAATGCGCTGGATTGCAACCCCAGTATTCGTGAGTTAGATTCTCACCTTGACCTCGCTAACGAAAGGTAACTAAATAATGGCAAACGCAAGTAACGCAGGGATTGTTGCCCTGGGTGTTTTGACAATTGTATTTCTAGTCGTATGGACTTTCTTTTCTTATGGAGTTCTGATTGCGGCGTTTGTGGCGCTAGACGGATTGCTAAAGGTGCTTATGGGACTCTACATTGTAGGCTCCATTTTCACGTTTGTAATCACTTTGGTCGTAAAGTCTAGAGTCTAGGCGTTAAACTAAATCCCATGAGATAATAGTCTTATTATGTATCAGTATAAGACTATTATCAAAAGGGTGATTGACGGTGACACTGTTGTCGTAGATGTAGACCTTGGATTCTTTACATGGCTACGAGACCTGCCCATCAGATTGCATGGCATTGACACTCCCGAAAGAACCGACAAGCACGGCTGGGAGGCTGCCAAGGCATTCACCGAAAATTTCTTCAAGGAAAACCCCACCGCTATTTTGAATGTCTCCGGACAGGACAAGTACGGCAGATGGCTCGGAGAGTTCTTGGACCCACAATCGGGTACATTGAATAAACAGTTAGTATCTCTCGGACTTGCCAAGTGGTACTATCCTTGATAAACTGATTAAAATGCGCCGGTAGTTCAACGCCCGAGTATCGGCTTGGTCTCCGAAGCCAAGTACCGTAGTTGGTTTAGGCGGGTTCGAATCCCGCCTCGGGCTCATAGCGAAGGAGGCCGTGGTCAAATTCCCAATGACAGTTGGGACAAAGACGCACAAGGTTGTCTTGGTAGGTATCCAGAATAGATTCTGAATCTGTAAAATCCTTCAAGGCCCTAATATGAGCAAGAACTGTTGTCTTATCATAATTGCAGTGTGAGCATTGCGAATGAGGAAGGTTGGTCCTCGCCCAACTTCTTGCTTGATTCCTTAGAAACTTGGCAAATTCGTCACCAGAAAGGCCGGTGATTTCCTTGGCCGCTCTTAGAGTTAGATGATGATTCTCTGTCATATAGAGGCCGGTTGTCTTGGCAACTGAGACTGACCGCAGCCCCTTATGTGTTTCACATCTAGCCGCTGGACGATAAATTAATTCATCGCAGTCCTCCCACGAACAAATCTGCTTCTTTGCTTGACGCTTGGGGCTTATCCTGTTATGATAAGAGTTAGAGCAGGACCGGGAGCAGAACTTGCCGGTCCTGTTTGAGCCGGTAGCCACAGGCCTACCGCAGTTGTTTATACATAATTTCGAATCCATAAATAAAACTATATCATGGATTCGATTCTAATACCTCTATGGTCCAATGGACACGACGACTCTCTCCTAAAGAGTAGATTCAGGTTCGATTCCTGATAGGGGTACGTTATTATTCGTCTCACAAGCGAAGGATTAAATATGAAGCGTGGATTTCCTCGCCCTGGATTTAAGGTTGATGCTCTACGTACCCGCCGACCTGATGGAGATACCTACGAGGGCACGTGGGGTGGCAAGACATTTCCGCTTCCCTATTCCTCCCAAGAGGACAAAATTTCCGAGAACAATCGCGGCAGGATGAAAGAATGCATCCTCTTTAAGAAGTGCGTCGCCTGCGGCGACCCGGTAGGGGGTGACATTGTAGGACTTCTCTTCTACAATCCAGACAGTGAGTACGCACAGTTTAATTACACTGACTGGGTTCACGCTGAGACTGGACCCTTTCATTTCAAGTGTCTACGACTTACTATAACAATGTGTCCACATATTGTTGAGGGTGATACATTTCTACCCGGCAGTGGTGAGTGGAAGATTGTTAAGCCTATGGTGGAGGAACACTATCGGTGGTAGACAGACAAATAAACGTGTGGTAGACTTAGTACCACAACAAGGGGACGACAGGTATTCGACTGTCTCTCGGTGATATAGAAACGCAACCCGTGGTATTGATGTACCGGCCACGTTAAAAAGGTTCATCAAAAAATAAATGCTGACTACGATGTAGTTGCTGAGGCCGAGGCGATTCTTCGCTCTGCCGCTCTTGCCACTGTCTGAGGACAAGCAGGCAAGGCCGGTACGGGAGAACCGGTTTAATCCAATCTCCCACCATACGTTCCACGGAGCGTGCCCATAACTGAATACTAACTTAATAGGTTAGCGTTATTCCATAAAGACGCAGCAAGATGGTGGAGTTGTCATGCAACCTCCGGGCGCGGTACGCAATGGTTGTAATTCGGATTTATAGACGACAGAGATAGGACGGGGGTTCGATTCCCCCCGTCTCCACTTAAACACCTAATGGATAGGATGCATAATGAAGGCCGATGTTGCTGAGAATGAGGTCACTAAGACAGTGACAGTTACCGAGAAAGTGATAACTCTGGAACTCACTGAGGATGAGGCTGCAATTCTTTGTGCAGTTGTTAGCCGTATTGCTGGGTGGAATCCCAGTTCCGCTGTTCCCAATCCCCGTCGTGACCTTACAGATGAACTCTGTAGGGCTCTGACCGCGTGTGGGTACGGAGAAAGGAACGAGACCTATGAAGCACACCGACTGGTATTGGGTAGCGGCGAATATTACTTCAGCAGTGGTCGCTGATGTATCTATGGCTTCTAACTACTGAAACAGATAACGGCCTTTGTTTCTACAACATCTTTGCAACCAAGGAGTTAGCAATGATGCACCTAGAAGATACAGTTCCAAAGTGGGCGTGGGAAGAGGACGTTTCCGGGGACCTGAAATATCATTCAGATTACTCCTACTTCATTTCCCAAGAGCCCTACACGCCTGAGAATCACTGTGGCGGCTGCTCTGGTCTGGGTAGCCACCGCAAGCACTGCCAGAAGAACCCTAACTATGACTACAAACTCATGTTGGCTGACAGGGCAGAGAGTGTAGCCGACTCCATCGGAGCAAACAATACCGGCGCGTCGAACCACTGCTATGCAGCCGCAGGGTTGCTCAGGCAGCAGGTACGTGAACAGAGAATAGCCACTAACTTTAAGCCGGTGGCCGGAGATTCTTGATTACAGGACGGTAACGCTCTGGCGTGTCGTCTGACACACCCGCTCTCCGGGTGATAGGTTTCTATTCGTTCGGGCAGAATTAATAAAACCCCCCAACCAGAAGGTGATACTGTGACTGTAATCTCGGGACAGGAAGAGACGTTTCCGGACCCACTTGAAGAGTCTGTAACTGGCAACACTCGGGACGGACTCATCAGGAGCATCATTCAGAAGTACCATCCTGGGCTGTCCTATTCAACAGGTGTCTCATGCAGCGAGGAAGCCTACTATGGCGAGTGGGATGAAGACTCCGAGATGCTAGTATTCACCACGGAATGTGACGGTCTGACGGATGAAGAAATGGCTTTCGTCATTCTCCATGAAATTGCACATTCACTCACCCGTGACGGTTATCATCAATCCCGTTTTTATGGAGTGCTAACCGCCCTGGTAATGTCTGAGGGAGTCTCGTGGGCCACTGCAATTCGGATGGAGCAGGTCATTCCTCGCCTGTGGGAACCCTACATGCTGTCCTAGTTTGACAACCCCCCTCTAATTGGGTTAAACTAGTAAGACCATTGACTTAGTTGTCTTTGGTCACTTACCAGAGTAAAGCGTAATTGGCATCGCCCTCGGTTGTTACCCGAGTGACCTGTATGGGTCGTGTAGGTTCGAATCCTACCTCTGGTGCTTTCGTCAATACCAACTTCTCGGAAGGGAAAGACATTGCAAACTCACAGTGTTTCAGGTGGTATGACGGTCGTTCAGGTTGGAAGTTCAAAGTGGGCGTATCTTCGCAGAACGCCACTGGACTTCCGGTTTCTCGGTATAATGGGATTCTTCGACCCAGACGATGACGAAGAAACAATGGCTCGTAACTCAACGGCAGAGTAGGTCCCTGTTAAGGACAAAGTTGTAGGTTCGAATCCTACCGGGCCAGCGAGGCCACTCAAGCCCCCGTCTGGAATCTCACACCCAGACATTAAGAGTGTGTTGTGTGAGAGCCTGCCGGTATCGCTTAGTGGCAAAGCCGCTGTCTTGTAAACAGCAGCCCTCAGTTCGATTCTGAGTACCGGCTCTGGTAGGCTCGCAGGCAACCCCACACCTTCATCGGGAGGTCGCATTGCCCAAGCCCAAAACCCCCTCCAAGGCAGTCGAGCCTGTCAAGGCCCAGGACGAGATGCCTGAGACGCCCAGTGACACGCTGGTGTACTTTCATGCCAAGAACCAAGTTCTTGATTATGAACTCAGAGAGGCCCAGAAGGAACGAGACTTTGCTCGTGCCGACTCCGTCTTGGAGACCTACGGCCACTTTCTGCAGCGGCATCCTGAGGCTGAATCTACAATTTCATAGTCATCCCGGCCAGGACGCAGGGCGGCTCCGTGAGGCCGTTTCAGCCGGGTAGATGCGGTAGGGGCAAGCCTGATGACGCCCCTACCGCACCACTGTGGAGTTGTCAAGCCTTGACTCCGCTGTAACCCTCTGATTGGCTAAGGCCGTGAGACGGTCTGGTCAGAGTCAGTGTCTACGAGCAGGCTATCATCTGTGGCGGGCGGTGAGACATTCCAGCCTGATTGTCTGTGCGCGATGCGGACAGGCCTCAGGCTCTTCGCTACTGCTCCGTGCGGGGGACGCATCGAGAGGATGAGCCTACCCGAGAGTTCGTAGCCACGCGAAGTCGGATTGTCTCACAGCCGGGATGCCCTGTCAAGGGGCATCCCGGTTTTTCTTGCGTGTGTTGCCGACTCCCCTCAGGGTGCTAGGCTGTCCGTGTTTCCCCCGCTGGAAGGCCGTAATCCGCACCACCCAGGCCCTTTCAGGCGAATCGGGGGCACCCAGACGGCTCTGCCGGGCGGTTGTGTAGGGGGTTTTGGCTATCCCCTTTTCCCCTGAGAACCCCCGGCAGGGTCCCTGGTTCCAAAAGAAAGGGGATACAATGTCAAAAGTCCGAGAGAGCGTGACTCTCCACCCTAGGACCGTCAAAGAGGCTGACTCTGTAGCCAAAAAGCAACAGAGTACACGGAGAAAACCACGCAAACGGGCATCTGAGCCACCCGTCGACCGCCGGTACACCAAGAAGCCTCCCTCTGTCAACCCCCTGGTCTGGGAGAGAGCCCAAGAGGCCATCCGAGCCCACGGGTATTCACACAAGATAGTCGTTAACTCTGACCTTGAAGTGGTTGTGGTTAACAAATGACCAACGAGGGCCTGTTCGAATGTCCGAAGTGTGGACAGATGTGGAATGACGTAGCCCTAGAGATTGAGGCTATGGAATCTAGGCGCACCTTCGCCCAGGTCCGCAGCGACTTCCTGGTTAACGGCTGTGAGGCGATTGAGGTAAGCCACCGGCACCGCACCTGACTTCTTAGCCTCAGCGTCATTATGACTTGCATGTTATAATGACATTATGAGACTAAGAATTGTATCTGCCAACATGTACGTTGGCAACCGCTACCCCGGCGATGGCTTCACTCGGCTGGTCAAGGCACTCCGTCCCTGGCTCAAGCCTGACTCTGCAGGCCTCCAAGAGGTCGGTGAGCACCCTGGGAATTTAGAGTCGGTTCGGGGCTACAATCTATTTATGAAGCGCGGTCCAGAGACCGAACGCTTCCACCGCAGCAATGCAATCTTGCTTAAGAAGGGGTTGACATTCCTAGGCTTTGAATTCATCAAGGCTGCCGATGGGGCCGGAACGCCGGTAACCCCTCCCCGCTCCATCATTGTAGTTAGATACAAGAAGAGAGGGCGAAAGATTGCCCATATTAATACTCACTTTCATGTAGTGCCGGAAGAAGACTTGGCTAGAATGTCTGAGCATGAGTACGGCAAGGCTGCTCGTCAGTACCGCGACCACGCCATCCTTTTGAATAAAACCGCGCTGGGTCTTATGCGTGCTGGTTATTTTGTGGTTGTGACTGCAGATGCCAATACCCGCCCGCGTGCTGGGGTTCCTGACTGGAAGTACTCAGTTTACAACTACCTTCCCAAGGCCGGTATGAAGATTGTTAGGAATATCGTTGACTTGGTAGGCTATGACTCTCGGATGAAGTTGACAGGACACAAGATTATTCACAGTGGAGTCACTGGTGGAGACGGCCATTCTGCCATCGCCGTAAAACTTTCTGTTAGGTAGACTTGACAAGAGTACGGAAGGGTCTGTAAAATTCTGTTAAGAGAAGAAAAACAAATAATCTCCTGACTCTTGGAAGGTTACTATGAGTAAGAAGAAGAGTAAGAAGTGTAAAAGACACAAGCGGAAAATTCCCTGTGTCTTTTGTGCTTTGTTGGAGGTAATTGCCGAAAGGAATCAAATTGAAGATTAGATTGTACCGGGGACCATTTGATGGCAAGGTTATGCAACATCACAACACCGCAGGGTTCCTTTCCACAGATATCCGCTAACTATCAAATCTGTATTGACCCCTCTACCCGGCTCCCCCTGAGACACCCAGACGGTAGTCTGTTCTACGAGTGGGACCAACCGAGGAGGAAGTAATGAATGTGTTTGTATTCTGTGAATGGTCCGAAAGAAACACTCACTACTATGTTGTTTTAGTTAATGGTGAGAAGTATGATGAGTTTACTTCTAAGGTACCGCTCGACCCCTCTGAGATTACTGACGTGAAGGCCAGGTACGAAGAAACCCTTTCCAACCATTCCCCTAACTAGGAGAATCAATGATTGAATGTACTTCTTGTCATCTGACCAAGTCATCAGATGAGTTCTCTCCACAGAGAACAAATCCTAAGAAACTCTATGCATGGTGTGATGGTTGCCGCCGTACCGCCGCACCACTCAACAATAAGAGATATGACTTGAGTTCTGAGCGTGCAACCATGAGGGCCAAGGCATTGCAGATGCGGAAGTTTGATGACGCAACTGCTGCCGAGTTGCATCGCTTGAACAAGACTGATAGGGTACCGCTCAAAGAGTTGGCGGTACGGTTCGATGCCTCTATCTCTACTATCTCTAAGACTATTAGGAGGGTTAATGCCTAAGTATCCCGAAAAGAATTACGTGGTCGATATCCTTGTGGAAGTAGCCAGGAGGGCCGGTACAGAGGTTAACGCTGACCACCCAGAAGATATCGCTATTGCCATGATGAATGCCATTGAGCATGCAGGGGTCACCATTGACATTATCCACAAGCGCACCGAGTTTGTCACTCATGCAGAAATTTAAGACTCTCAGCGATGTGATTGCGCTTGCAGAGTTTGCTCACCGCAATCAGGTAGACAAGGCTGGGTTGCCTTATATTGAGCATCCTCGCCGGGTACTGGCTAAGGTGCAGGCTCAGGGTGCCTTGCCATACGTGCAGATGGCTGCTATCCTACATGATGTTACTGAGGATACCGCGTTCACCCCTGAGATTCTGCTAACCCTGGGTGTCCCAGAATCGGCGGTAGAGATTGTAAGGTTGCTTGACCGTGATGCCTCTGCTGTCTGGTATGATGTTGAGCGGGATAACCACAACATTGCATGCACCAGGGGACGAATTCTACTATGTGAACATTTTGAAGAATCCCGGCGCACGAATGGTCAAGTTGGCTGACATTGAGGACAATTTGTCTCCCTGGCGATTGGCCTATCTCAGTGAAGAAACCCAAAGCAGACTTAACGTTAAGTATGACAAGGCGTTAAAGATGTTGAACAACTAACAGATTGGAAATTATGAAGAAGATTTTTATTACAGTGGTCATGTTTGTGGCACTGTTGGTGCCGGTCGGACTGGCAAGTCCTGCCGTTGCTGCACCTACTTGTACCTTTGGATATGTCAAGAGTTCCGTATTCTTTGATACCCCGCAGGGAAAGAACTTCACAGTCGGCGGTAAGATTACTTACTATGACTGCTACGAGGCGGGGGTAGGTAGTTGGTACCGACCCACTACCTATGAGGTTTTCTACAATTCTAGTGGCCTAGGATTGGAGTGTCGTGGTGGCGACCATTTCGACATTAACATCGGTGCCTTTGGTCGAGATGGAGTATACAATCCACCCGAGACAACTCTAGCCTGCCAGTCTGACGGTGCAAACAGCATTAGTCACGGTTTCGCTAGCAATGGTTTGATTTTTTACGGTGATGGTGAGAACGCACGCTGCTGGCGAACCGACGCTGTAGTGTTGACTGCTGATAACTTTAGGCTGGGTAGTGACACTACTGCTCAGACTTGCTTGCAGCCTCTCTGATTTGACGCTGCTGGTGGCATCTGGTACACTTATTAGTGTTACGGGAAGCCCCCGCAACTCTCCGTAGAAAGAGTTAGTTGGTAGACCTGAACAAAACTATCTGACAGCCGGAAAGACGGCACATGGCTCACTGGTGAAACGGCAGACACGCTGCGCTTAGGACGCAGTGCCCTCGGGCGTCCCGGTTCGAATCCGGGGTGGGCTACAAGTGATTACATTAACATGGCAGTTGCACTATAACTAACTGTCATATGCCCGCGTGGTGGAATGGCAGACACGATGGATTCAAAACCCATTGCCGCGAGGCGTGTGAGTTCGACTCTCACCGTGGGTACAAAATCAGTCCGAGGGTGGGCGATGATAAGGCAGATACGGCCCGATTCGGTTCGGGAGCGGTATCGTGTAGGACTGATTTAGTTTAGACGAATACGCTTCAACCTTGGCCTTAAGCAAGTCATTAATTCAAGCGAGGCGGAATTGCTTACCCCGCCCTGTAGACCGCATCCCAAAGGGACGACATGCAGGCAAGTCTTAATTATCCAATAACGTGAGATAGACTGGACTCACATATGGACTATTAACTCAGCGGAAGAGTGCTAACCCGACACGTAGAAGTCACTGGTTCAAATCCAGTATAGTCCACCCCGTCTTATTCTCATTCTAGGAAGTGCGCGAGACTAGACACCGAAAGGTGAAGAATAACGACTGACTCGGAAGTATGGCAGAGAGGCTTAATGCGCTGTTTTGCTAAAGCAGTGTGGGTAACACCACCACAGGTTCGAATCCTGTTACTTCCGCCCGGAGGTTTTTGGTGTAACCTGTTCTCTGTAATTGACGATGGACCTACCGATTAAGTTCGTTTGAGAATAAAAACCATCCTGCCCGAATAAGCCAACGGTAGAGCAACTGGACTTAAAATTCAGTGGGTGTCGGTTCGAATCCGACTTCGGGTACGTACGTCTAATACTACTAGTAGTTAGGTTACCAATGCTATTCAATAGAAATCAGGTTAGGGTTGGTAATTCCATACCGGCCCCTTCTCAGGACGCAATTGAAAACACTTTCAACCTCAGGCAGGTCTCTTTGGAGGATGCCGCCCGGTATGGAGGGTCCATTACCCGAGAAGCCTTGGGAGCCATGAACTTTCGTGGGGACCGAAAGAATATCATTGTGGACACGAAGGTTCACTTCCTCCTACCCGGCATGTGCCCTGCAATTCCCGGCTGGCACAATGATGGCGTTCCCCGTGGCGCGGAACTAAATCCGGCAGGCAACGGCAGCCCACGTTTCTATGCCATGGAGCACGGCCTGATTTCAGAGCCGCACTATCATCTGTTGGTGACCGGTACGCATTGTCCGACTAAGTTTCTTCGCGGTCCTATTGAGTATCGGGGTCTGGAAGAGTTGGGGGCAGATGCTTACGCCGAAATGAGTCGTCAGACCAACAAATACCTTGACGGTAATGGTGCTTACGCTGCTACGTTTGAATCTCCTGACTCTACTGTGTTAGAGTGGGACTGGTGGACTGTGCATTCCGCTCAGGTGGCCCGTAATCGAGGCTGGCGGTATCTGATTAGGGTTACCGAGACAGACCACATCGAACCAAGGACCAATCCAGCAGATTTCATTAGAACTCAGAATAACGTATATGCACCCATGGAGTTTGGGTGGTAAAGGAGAGACCATGTTGCCATTTAGTGCAAGTGACTTGGAGAAGGCGGTAGAGGCAGGGGACGTAACCAAGCGTCCTCACTTTTCTCTGCCATACTTCATCTACAACTACAGTCCTGCCGTTCAATACTCTAACAAGTGGAACGACGTTACGCTTAACTGCCGTGGTCTGATTCTGGATGCAGACTATAACATCATCGCCCGTCCCTGGAAGAAGTTCTTCAACTTGGGACAGGTTAATTTACCGATTCAGTTTGATGACCCGGTAGAGGTTATGGATAAGGCTGATGGTAGTTTGGGTATTCTGTACCCGGCTCTTCATCCCATG